TGTGGTGTTTTTACCTAAAAATCTTTGAAATTTACCTGTGACACTATGTTTTGCATCTCGTTTTTTAGCTATAGCATCTACAAAGTCATTCACTGATTACTCTCAATAACCTTTGTGTCATTCATAACTTGTATTTTCCACACGAATGGTTGTTCTTCATCACCTACTATTTCGTGCCTGTCTGTCTCTTTCCAGCCCGCTTGTGTCTTTAAATAAAATATAGCTGCACTCGTATTACCATTTTGTGCCTGTAACACTAAATTATTGGCTACACTTGCTATTGCTTCACCTTTTGCTTTTTTATAGAGTGTAAAAACTTCCTCATCTCGTTCCATAAGGTTAAAAAATGTTTTACGGCTTATTTTAAGCACACCTGCTAATTGCTCTACAGTGAGGTACGGCGCTAACTTACCAATAGTATCTAGTTGGTCATTAGTAAGTTTTATAGCAGGCCTACCACCACCTTCTCCTTGATTTCCTTTTTTCATTAGTTATTACTCATGTATGGAGCGTACAGGTTGGAGTTGCACCACCCAGACTAGACTGGACGTCTAGCGCCTGCTCTTTTGTACGCTTTGGATATGGTTTTTTTAAAGGTAATATTTTTTTTCTTACCTCATCATCTAACGGCATTAAATACCTGTGTTTGCTAACTTTTTCTACATTTTTAACCCAACCATTTTCTATCCACTCACTAGCTGTATATTTGCTTTTTCTAACTAATGTAGTAAATGACCTATTTGCTAATCTTTTTCCTTTATACGTGCATTCCATTATAGGTAGAGTTTCACCAACATAAATCCAATTAGTAGCCTGATATATGCCACCGTGGTGGTTTTGAGATTTTGCTGCAAAAGACACCACTAATTTTATTTTTTTATTTAATTTTTTTAAAAATTTTAAACTTAACGCTAACATACGACTTACTGGTGCTTTATGTGCTTTTAAAGCTACTCTAGTTAATTCAACACATTCTGTCTGTGTTAGGTTATAAGCTGTGCCTAAATCTCTAGCTGTCCCTCTGCTATATATTATGCAGCCTATATAATTACCATCCTCCCATACACCCACTTTTACTAATTTTCCAATAGGTAAACTTTTACTATAATGCCAATTAATACAAGCGTATTTTGCTGCCTCATGACTAGCCCAGTCTAATTTTAAATTTACTTTACTCATTTAATTATGTTTCACGTAAATCAAATTCTTCACCGCATTTTGGACATATAACTATTTTTGGCTCTAACTCATCTAATTTACCTTGTTCATCTTCTGTAGCTGCATCAAAATCTGGCATACCCTTTAATGCATCTAATTCTTCTACATCAAATCCTATTAATGAAATATTATAATTTAAATCTTCTAATCTATTAATCTCAGCTAATAATAAATTCTCATCCCATCCAGCATTTAGAGCTAGTTTATTATCCGCTATAACATAAGCTGCTTTTTGTTCGTCTGATAGATTTTCTAACGTAATTGTAGGTACTTCTTCAATATTGAGCGTTTTAGCTGCCTCAATACGACCGTGCCCTGCTATTACACCATTGTTTTCGTCTATAAGAATAGGATTTGTAAAACCAAATTCTTCAATAGAATCAGCTATTTGCTTGATTTGTTTATTATTGTGTGTACGAGAGTTATTACTGTAGGATGTGAGCGTATTAATAGCTCTGTAAGTTAGTTCTAGCATAATGCCCTCCGTAAAGGTGTGGACATTATGCCATCACTTATATTTCAACGTCTAGTTAATACATTAATTTCGGCTTCCAATGCTTAGAGCGTATGACCCTAGCACCATCTCTTTTATCACCTTTGTAGAATACTTTACCTTCTCTTTCTAATTCTTTAGGCCTAGACGATATGCTACCGCCTGTTAATTCTGGGCATTTACGTTGCATTTCCTTCGCTGTAATTCCTACTTCACCTGCCTCCTGTATCATTGTTAATACTTTCTGACGCAAGTTTTCAACTGGTGCTATTATTGCTGCTTGTCGGCTTGTTTCAGGGTCTGTAGTTCTAAATATTTTATTAAATGCTTCTGTTTTGTAATAGCTCATAATTTTTCCCCATTTTAGTTTATTGAATAGTTAAATTTGCTAACTCATCTAATTTTTTATTATTTTTTTGTATTTCTTCTAATGTTAAATCAAATGTCCTAATTAATTCTTCTGCTCCCAACATTATTATATGGTTTTTGTATTTCGGGTTATGTTTGCGCCACTTGCTTACTAAGCACACTAACAGCGGTGTGTGTGGCATGTAACCATAATTTTCTGCTCGAAAGAATTTGTCATATTTGCCATTTTTAAATTTATCTCTGGCCTCTGGCGATTTTTTACCTAAGATAACTTCGTTAATAACAACTGAAAAAACTACTATAGGATGTATGTTTGTTATTTTGCCATCCTTAAACAAACTATGTGTAACTGTTTCAAATAGCTGATAAATTTCTGGGTTTTCATTATCAAACTTATGCCATTTTGCTAGCCATTTGTCTGAATCTCCAAAAGCTGCCTCTATTATTTTTCTGTCTTCACTATCCATCATTGTTCTCCTTAGATTGCTCTATCAAAGCAGCTTTTGCTTGTCTGTGCTTGGCATTTAGTTCTTTGATTTTTTCTTTTAATGAAAGCGGTTTTTCTACACCAGAAATTGCACCATGTTCTTCTAAAAAATCATGCAAGCTGACCCCTGTCGCTTGTTGCGCTCTTTTTTCAAGCTTATGTCGCACAGAGTATTCCGCTTTAACGTCGTCACCCGACCACAAAACACTAGTTAGCGCAATGTAAATAATTTGCATCTCTCTTGCACTAAAACTCAATTTATATTCTGGCTTATATTCATCGTCATCATTCATCTTCGTTCTCCTATACAATCTGGTTTCAGATTTTTGTAATCAGGCCAGTAACCATTGCAATAATTATCTATGTATATTGCTTCTGCCTGTAATTCGTCATTTAAATCCATATTACTGGCTAGTGCGAAACCAACCAGTAATAGTAATATAGTTATTGTTTTCATTTGAATTACCAAACCTCTTTTTCGTTAGCTTTAAATCCATATTCAATAGCTTGCTCTGCAAGTATTTTGCCAATGTCTGTATATATTAAGAATTTTTGTGTATCGTCTGTGGCGTTTTGAAGTGCTTTAATTTTTTCTAAAATGTAATTTTCTATATCATCTATCGAGGTAATTTCTTCATTTACTCCCTCTAGCCCGATAGCCTCCCATGTTCTTCCTTGTTCACCGCTTAACCAATTAGCAGCTATTTCTACTTTCATATCTATTTTTTCTTCTTCGATTCTTGCTTGCTCCTCAGGGCTAAGATATGTCTCTGAATCGTGCTTTTTTTCTAGCTCGCTAGCTATACAAGGCATTTCACCATCATTTTTACCTAAAAACATAATTTTCTCCTATTTATAATTTAAATGTTTTCATTTTGCTCTATTGATTTTATTAATATATCTAGTATTTCACCTTCACTAAATTTAGGGTTTTCTTCTTGCTCTATAATATTTTTTGCTAAATCCGGAACCCAGTCTATTAATTCTTCGTTCATTTTTATTTTCCTATATTGTTTTAGCGATTTCTAAAATCTTATTTTGTCTTTTTAAGTGAATTTCATAATTTTTAAAATTATATGGGCGATTCTTTGATTTTTTAGCGTAGATATTTATAGCTACTAAATCCTTTTTTGCTTTTACTCTGCAATATCTTGGAAATTTACTAGCTAATTTTTTTGCACTTTCTTCCGATTCCATTTTTATAAATACGCGTCCTTTTTCTATTAAATAAGAATATAAACATTCTTCAATTAAGCAGGGATATTCTATAAAAAATCGATTCATTTTGTTTTTCCTATTGTTTTATACTAATTTTTAAATAAAGATGTAGTTACTACATTAATTTTATCTTCTTCTTTATAAATATTTGTTAAATAACACGCACTAGCGTGACTAAGATGCTCGTGCATCTTTGCATTCCCTTCTTGCTTTATAAATTTAAGTAATGTTTCTTTTATCTCTTTTTCGCTAAATATCTTATCCATTTTGTTTTTCCTATTAATTTATAATGCATTGATTGTCTATGATTTCACTATATAGGTAAAGTATTATTTTACTATAAATATGCACATCCTTGTGCGTTAATTTTAAGTTAAAATGAATAATCGTGATGCCTGCATGGTTTATCTGAAGGGTAAAAACCGCATTTATATGCTTTAAATACTCCGTTTTTGTTTTTTCTTATTCTTATTATTTCGTTTTCTTTATTACTTGTGATTTTCCATTTCTGTGCACCGTATGATGTATGTGCTGGTGTTATTTCTTTTGAGTCCATTTTTCTTATTTCTAATGTTATATCACTTACTTTTCTGACTAACTCCCAAGGATAACAGTCTGAACCGACTCCTTGTATCCAGTATTTTTTAATTTCGTTTTCCATTTGTTTTTCCTATTTATTGATGATGATTCACATCATATACGAGCTCCTCCTATAGTAAAGCATTTTTTTACTATTATTCATATACTTAGCTGTTTTCGTAATTCAGCCAATTTTTGCTTTAATTTGCTTTTTTCCATTATTTTCGGGTTATGCTCTAATTTTGCGTATTTAGGCGGTTTAGACGCCTCACAGTACTCAATTAATTTACCTAGGGTCATATATCCGTCATGCTTTTCTATTGCTCTAACAGCTTTAAAAAAGGTCTCAGAGGTATATTTAGAGGCTATTGAGCTATACCACGTTTGAAATTCGATTGTTTTGCGGTCATTTTGCATTAATTCCCAGTGAATAATGCCGTACGACTGTAGAATTCTTATTCCTTTTGCAAAATCACCCTCATTGAAGTTGTATAAGGGCTTCGTCTCGTTTTTCTTGTTTAGTTTGTCCAGTTTTATTTCGCCTATTCTTTTCATCTTCTTCCCATCCTTTTTTTCGATTAACCCATTGAGTCGCGCTTGATTTCCAGCATTTCATAGGTGTTTTATTTCTACCAACCACCCAGCCTACAGAATTGTAGTGATTTATAAATTCTTGAGCAGTAGCTTGTGGTTGAGTAGTAATGTCTTGAATATGACCTATTACATCTGAAATGTTTGGCTTTACCATCTTTTTAGTGGTTAGTGGTTTATGGTTAGTGGTTAGCAATGCGTTCGCATTACCTTTGCTATCCCATCGCTTTTTTGCTGCTTCTTTCGCTTTAGTAGTACGATTTCTATAGGTTGTTATTTCTTCATCACATCTTGAATGATGATAGACACCAAGGTTTTTAGTAGTATCCCCTTTATCGAAATCATATTTAGGATGATTACTAAAAAATTCTTTGAGTATCTGGTCTGCTGCCTCTTTTTCCTCCTCACTTCTAATGCTTAATTTTCTGTACAAAATGGCTTTATCACCAATTAAAGGCTCCTCAGTTAGGTAATACATTTCTATCATTTGGCGATATATGTCCCTCTCTAACCGTGTTAGATGTGCCGTATGAGCATTAAAATCTTTAATATTATGTTTGTAATAGTGCATGACTCCTCCATTATGTAGTGAAAATAAATTTTACTTTTTCCCCATAATAAAGTAAAGTTTCGTTTTACCACATAAAATAGGAAAAAATTATGCCGAAAGTAATTATGATTATGCCAAATAAACCAAAGGTAGAGATGGACCTAAAAGATGCCGACAAAGTAAGTATATCTGAAGCCATGGCAGGCGTTAAAAAGGCTACCGATAAATTATTAGATGATGACCCACAGCTAAAAGCAAAAGTTAATGCTGACCATAATAGGGAAATAAATAGATTAGCCAAAAAATTTACTGAGGTATTTTCACGTAACAATACTAAATTCTCAGAAGCACGACAAAAAATGCTAGATACGGAAGACGATTGGGAATATTACGAAAAACGTGTATTTGAAAAATTACGAATAGTTATCGAGAAAAATAATGACTAATTACGAATTTTTAAAATTAAAAAATGAGGCTTTAGCCACGAAAATTAATGAACACAAAGAAAGCATCAATATTGAGGATATTGGGCGCACAGTAAGTGAAAAACTAGACACGATTAGAGGCATGCAACTGAAATTAGAAGTAGCGGCACAAACTGAATTAGCTACTTTATACAGTAAGTGTATAGCTAAATACGGCTATACCTACAAAGGTTGTAAAAAAGCTGATGCTATATGTTCTGCCGTACATCCTATTTTATGGGATATACACAAAGAAGAAATTTGGCAAAAAATTGATGAAAACTACAACAATGAGCTATTTAGGAGAAATTATGAATGACATTAACAAAGAAGTAAGTGAATTAACTCGCAGGAAAATATTAGACCTGTCTGAGTTGTGCAAACCCTTAAATATTAATGACATAGAATTCAGGGTAGGCGCTAAAAATAATATGGGACAATTAATTTTGGCGTATAAAACTGCTCGGATTGACATGGCTCGATTAGACCGTGTAGTAGGACCAGAAAATTGGCAAAGATGCCACACTAAAATTGATGGTACTAATTTTTGCAGAGTAGGCATAAAAATTGGTAATGAATGGGTATGGAAAGAAGATGCAGGTGAAGAATCTACACAACATTCTGAAAAGGGTGCTGCAAGTGATTCATTTAAACGAGCCTGTACTAATTGGGGGATAGGAAGAGAATTGTATGATTTTGGGAGAATAGTAGTTAGGACACAGGAAAAAATATACCCACAATCTTGGAAATGGGAAGCTGAAACAAATGATGAGGGTTATATAACTAAGTTACAGGCATTTAATAAAAATCAAAAAATGGCTTTGGAGTTTTGGCAATGATATATGACCAAATTGTCCAAGGGACAGAGGAATGGTTTGAAATTAAACTGGGTGTACCGAGTGCAGGCACTTTTAACACATTATTAACGACTCAAGGCAAAAGAAGCGCACAAGTTAAATCAACTATTAAAAAACTGGCTGACGAGCTTATTCGCTACGAACACTTTGAAAGTTATACCAATGAAGATATGGAGGAAGGCAAGTTACAAGAAGCAGAAGGGCGCACACGTTACGCAGAAGGGCTAGATATGACTACCATCTATCACCCTGATTTAGATTATAAAAAAGGTGTAGTTAAAGAGGTGGGATTTGTAACCAAAGAATTTGAACAGCTAGCACATATAGCACCGTTTAATAAAATTGGCTGCAGCCCTGACGGTTTAGTTTTTAAAAACAACAAACTGGTGGGAGGTGTAGAAATAAAAAGCCCTAGACCGTACACGCATTTAGGCTATTTAGAGGACAAAAAAATACCGTCAAACTATTTGCTACAAGTTGTAGGTAATATGTACGTATGCGGTTGTGAATATTGGGATTTTTTCAGCCATCATAAAGATTATGAAAAATCATTTTGCCTACGAGCACACAGGGATGAAACAAGCATACAAGAATTATTTAGCGAGTTAGAGCAAGTATGTATAGATACATTACTAGGTATACATAACTTATTTGACCGGTACAGTAATTCCGATAAAGAAAAGATAATTGAACGTAAACAACTGATATATAAGCAAAAAGGGGAATAACAATGGCTAGCAGAGGTGTTAATAAAGCAATAATAGTAGGTAATGTAGGTGATGACCCAGATATAAGGACAATGCCTAATGGCAATCAGGTTGTAAATTTATCTATAGCAACAAGCGATGAATGGAAAGATAAAAACACAGGAGACAAAAAAGAAAAGACAGAATGGCATAGATGCGTATTTTTCAACAAAATAGCAGATATTGCAGCTAAGTACGTTAATAAAGGTTCTAAGATATACATAGAGGGTCGTTTACAAACTCGCAGCTATGAGCAAGATGGAGTAAAAAAATATTCTACTGAAATAGTAGTAAATGATATGCAAATGCTAGACAGCAAAAATACCAATAGCAATAATGAAGTCAAAGAAGCAAGCAACAACGATATAGCTAAATTTGATTCATTTGATGATGACATACCATTTTAGACCGAAGGTCAATCATAGACCTTTCCTAGCACTTTGGCGGTTAGTGTGGTCGAAAACCGCCACCATTAAAAAAGCCCCTGCAAGCAGAGGCTCTAAAAGGAGGAATCAATGACCTGTATTAACAAGCATAATCAATATAATGGAGGATGAAATGAATAGCAACATAAATATAGGTCATTCTATAGAAAATGCACAAACTATTACTGGCATGAAATCTGTTGAGGTCGCAAGGCAACTAGGCGTGTCTAAACAATTATTTAGATACTACCGTAAATCAGAGGATATCTCTGTATCTCACGCCATTAAATTAACCAATATTTTTAAACTATCTATGCCAGAATTTATTAAATTAGGTGAAAAAGACCCTGTGACATTTAAAAAAGACCTAGTGGCAGAAATTAATGAAGAATTACAAAACTAGAACCACCACACAAAATTCAGCTATTCATAAATATTTTGAATTGCTAGCGGAGGCCTTTAATGATGCTGGCTACACACAAAAGCATGAAATATTCCGCAAAGTAGATTTAAATTGGACTGCACATAGTATTAAAGAGGGTCTATTTAAACCTATACTTGAGGTAAAAACTGGCAAAAAATCGACTGCTGATGCTACTACTGTAGAAATTAGTGAAATTCATAAAATATTAAACCTATGGTGTATGCAAAACACAGGTATTGATGTACCTTTTCCTGACAGATATGGATGCCAAGAAACTACGCCCAAAAGCATTAAAACTAGCGCAATTACTAGCGAGACTAAAAGCAGCTGACGATAACGGTTATTGCGCATGTGTTTCATGTGGAACAATTAAACATTATAAATTACTAGCTGGTGGTCACTTTATTCCTAAAGGCGCTAGTAGTTATCATGCTTTACGCTATGAATCTTGTGATGACTACGGATGCAATATTCATGCTCAATGCCATGGTTGTAATAATTTTGGTATGAAGCATGGTACAGCGTCACAGAAATACACTATATTCATGCAAAATACATACGGTCACGAAAAAGTTGAAAGAATGTTAGCCCACCAGAAAAAACCGATTAAAATGTATAAGGCTGATTATTTGGAAATGATAGCGGATTTAAATGCGAAAATTAAAAAGGAACAAAAACGTATTTCCTAGCGACATGGCCTGATACGAGCTTTTTGTGTTTCATTGGAAGATTTTATGAGATAGCAATTAGGAGTTTCATCTAAAATTATAGCTTTTTTTCTATTTTCTAAATGTGCTTTTTTTATGTCTTTTTTAGATTGTCCATAATATTCAACAGCATAATGATTTTTTATTAATTCTTTACACAGCCATTTATTACCTACTTTAATATCTGCTAACCATCTGCCATATTTACCTTTTTCGTGTGTTTGTAAAATAACCTTACTACCTACCGGACAAAACGATTTGTTGAATTCTTTTGCGGATAAACCGAATTTTTTTTCCTCCACATCTCTAGTGCGAGACTCCTCAGTATCAATTCCGTAAAGGCGTATACGCATATAACCGTTATCAGTACCCCTAAAAACGATACCAAAACCAAGATTAATGTCGGTAACATCTATAGTGTCTCCATCAATTATTTTCGCTACAGAAGCCGTAAAAATGTACGGTTTAGACATATTCACCTGTACGAATAATGTCTGTAAGCTCTAAAGCACGATTGCCAACCTGTCTCGCCCATCTGCTATCTAAAAACTCAGTTGCTGCGAGTTTATAGTTTGCTGCCTCCATTGCTGCGTTGGCCTTTTTAAATCCACGATATTTTGTAGACCCAAGATTAAAAAAGATATTTATTATTGCCTCTTGCCTTATTTCATCTAGGTTTCCAAACCAAGAATACTCAGCACTCAATTCTTTAATACACCTTAAAATATCGTTCGATAGTAAATAATCTATTTCTTCATTACTCAGCCCTAGACCACTCGCGGAGATATTTCTACCTACTCCTATGTGCTCGAGGCCATTTACACTATCCCGATAAACGTGCTTTTTTACACCTTCGTGTCTTTTTAATTGTTCTATTAATTTATCCATAATTACCGATTATTTGTAGATGAACCTGAAAACCAAAACGCTGCCATTGTGCCTAATATTCCTGATAATTGACCGAGCACCAACGAAATAATAGTCTCGTCATTAGCATCATGAGGCATAAGTGTCACGGTCATTACATACGCCCCATATAGTATTAACGCCAATATTCCAAAAACTTTAGGTGTCCAATCATTTTTAAATGTTTCTCTGGCATGCTGTCGGTCTTGTATTTCTGTTTTAAACGATTCTAAATCTATCTCCATTTCTTTTATTCGGTCTGCAAAATCTTTATCAGCTTGCTTTACCAACACTGCTTTTTCTGGCTCTCGTTCTATTAAATCTTCTATTTCATTAGCTGTTGTATTTTCTGGCATATTTAGCTTTTTTGCGACCATTTTGACCGCCATGCCAGCCATAGGACCACCTGCTGATGAGGCTATAGTCGGTGCTAGGCTCTTGAGGAGTCCACCTAATTTCATTGTAATAGCAAATACACTTTTATAAGTGCCTCTATGTTGTTAATTACTTTTTTTCAGCATCTTCCGTTATTTCATCAATAGTTGTGCACACATCAGGAATACTCACTCCTGTCGTAACCTCCGTAGCCACGCGTCCTACAGCCCTTATGCCTTTGTAAACACCGCTGCAATATAATTCTTTATTTTGTATCATTTCTTCACTCACAGTACAGCTCATAAGCCCTAAACAGCATATTAGCAATATATTTTTCATAATTTACGTTTCCTATTTTTCGCCCATCTTTTTACGCGCTCTTTGTAATTAGGCATAAAATGGTCACTAACCATATCACTTACCTTAGAATCATTGGCCCTTTCTTTTCTTGCTGGGTTAATCATGTCTTTACCAGAATTAGCAAAATACAACATTGTTTGACTAACACTAGGGCCATAACAAATTCTTGGTATTTTAGCGACAACATCACTACCTAATACTACTGACA